TTGATAAACTGAACTACATTTTTGAAAGCATTTTAGCTGAACAAGATCCTGCACAAGGTGGAACAAAACAAACTATCAGCCAATATATTACTAACTTCTTCAAGCAGTTTATGAAGAACGTGGATATCAGTGATCCTACTGTAATGACTAATGTAGCATCATTAGCCAAAGAGTTAGAGCAAAACTATGCAAAAGATAAAGGTAAATCAACATTGCCTAAACTAGCTAACTTAGCATATTCTGTTTCATACGCACAACAGTTAAAAGATCCTGAAGCGGAACAAACTACAAAGCCTACACAAACAACACCACAAAATACTACTCCTCAATCTACACAAGCTTCAACACAACAAGCTAAAATGACTGCCGCTCAAATTACCAAGTTGATGCAAGGTTTAAATACTAGACAAAAACAAGCTGTATTAAAAAGCTTACAAGCAGAGTTAGGTAAAAATACT